GGCCCTAGCGGGCAGAGCAGCATTCTGGCTCTGCCGACCCTCACTAAAAAGAACAAGTGAGGTTGGACCGCGCTATAAAAATTGTGACTCATAAAAACCTAGATCCGCGCCGAAGCGAGGATGTCATACTAGGATAAAATTCCGATATCACAAAATCATTCGGCGCGGCCATTTTTCACCCTGCAGCCACCACAGGGACGTTTATTTCTTAACTTTTAGTAAAAACGTTTAAAAACTACTTTTAGAATACAGGTTGAGTCCTGCGTCACATTTATAGACTGTGACAAGTCTCGCCTTAATTCTGAGGTGGCGACGGAACTCCAGGTTCATAATACATTCGCGGTAAACCCGTGAAAAAGTATGTCTGGAAATCCTCACCAGCAGCAACATGAATATCAAACGTAGTAGAACTATCTCCTCGAATGCGGACACGATAATCGTATCCCTCATTGTAGATATTCAACCCAGTGTGATTTTCCTCCTTACCAGGTGTAAACCTAAAAGGGGAATAATAAGGTAATTCAAACTCAATCGCAGGATTTAAAAACCCATTCTGATAAGCTTGACCCTTAGCACCGGAAAAATATTGCTGTGAACCTTGAAGTACGGAAGCACCATTCATAATGGCAAATCCAGCTTCTTCATAAGAACTGTATGGCACGTTGGCGTTAGACTCTCTGAAAAATTCAGTCTCCCCAATCGGGTGTCGCTGAACATACATATTATGCCTAACCTGATTATTAAGGGTACCACGAGGTAACCACTTATATCTAATCGATCCACGCCATCCTTGAAATGCATTTGTAACCCAATGAATCAACACTGTGTTACAATAATTGTAGGGTTGACCAGCCGCCGTTTGCTCAATGGCACCGGCAACGCTACCACGCAAATAAGGATAAACGGAATATCGACCGGCCAAAACAGTATCTTGATTGCTCAATACTGGCAATGAAGCCCACAAATTATAGCGTTTCAACATTGTCCTAAAAGAGGCGATACTTTCACCCGTAAAGACTTTATTGAGATCACTATTATCCGACATGGTCGGACCCAATGTAAGAGCTTCTTCATGCTGAGGAGCAGAAGGTTCATTGGTGTTCTGACTCTCAGGCGCTAGCGTTCCAGCATCAAGTTGACCAGACTGATTCTCCAACGGTGGAAATTCATCCACAGATGTAGGATCTACATCCTGTTCAATTTGTGCAGGAGTGCGAGCAGCACCAATTGGCTTGAAAGTAAAATACTGATACCAATCATCAGGAACAAACACTTCGAAATCATCTCCCATAGACACATAAACATTAACTTCAATATCATTATTGATATCGGAATTGGGAGTTGTCAATTCATTGACAACATAAACCCCAATTACACCGTTACCAAAAGATGCTGGAGCTGTGTAAGGTGTCGTAGAATAAAATTCCGTAATGCTATCCTGACCTGGGCGACCCCGCGTCAATAAAGACACAGCTTGCCCATTCGCAATTTCAACGGTAAAATCCTGCTGATCTGCAATGTCAATGACATGCAGATAATTAGTATTATACTCATTACTTGCAAAATAATTGGGATCGTACACTACTTTAAGCCTACCCTTATGAAATGACGAACAAACAATCTGAAATCGAAATCTCATTGTACCCGTCCAAAATTTAAAGGGTAAGGAAGCCATTGCACAAGCTGGAAAATGAAAACTTGTTGGACTACCAGCATTGACTGCATGCGTAGCAGGATCAATGCGAGCGTTCCATAGCAAAGTCTCGGGTGATTGCCCAAGATTCCAGCTAAAAGTTGTCAAATATGATTCCCTCTTGGCAATTTCCTTGATATTCATCGAATCAACGCCACCTAAACCGGCTATGCGGGGATCAACGGTAAGCTCTTGTTTATCGTCGATCGTTAATTTCTGAGGTCCATCTCCAACATTCGTCAAAGCTAACGAACTATTTGGATATGGTTTATAAGGCTCAGGGTTCTTAGTCACTGGAGGTCTGCAATAACCAAACATTTTGGCAATAGAGGCAGTGGTATTAGCCATCATCTCTGTCGCTGATGCAAAACGCCCAATCATGGGAATTTTTGTCATAGCACCAGCTACTTTACCAATTGCTGTTGCAGGTCCAGAAATAGTTCCTTTAGCATTAACTTCATCAATTTCTCCCGCTTGTGGTGTGAGAGTGTTTGTTTCAGCAGATGTCAATACAGACAACGATACATCTTCCGCCCATGCAAATACAGATACGGTGACTACATCAGTAGCACCATTTGCATGTTTCAAATCATTGATACTGCGGAAAAACAGTTGTCCCATCTCCTTCCATTGATCTTCAACAATATTAATATAATTGTAGTAATTGAAGAAAGGAAGAATCATCTCTCCACCTTGTGATGTTGTAGGATCTAAAAAGATTTTGGGTTGTTGTGAAGCTTGAACCAAATCTTCTCTAATCAATGCCGCATTGGACGACAAGAAATCAAGAGAAGCAAATGGTAAATAGCTCGCAATAGCTCTTCCATATTGAAATCCATTTCCATTAATGACTACCTTAACATGCAACTTACAGCGCAACAAATTGAAATTTGCAATCCTATTTGCTACGCGTGGATTTTCAAAATACAAACTCCACGGATTAATATCAAAAGCGAGCTGGGTTGAAGTTGCCCATTCCTCTTCTGCTATTTTTATCGGACGCTGGAAAAAGTTTCCTAATTCAGCATCAGACGAATCCTGTAACATGCGTGTTGGGTCCATTTCTGAATCAACATCATACAGATACGGATCTACTTGGTCTGCAAACTTTACATTTTCCTGCGACTGTGTGCCAGAGACACGCATAACAGAATTATCGTTTGTAGTACCGTCCGCATTTGTCTCGAGTCCACTTTGTGGCTCGAGAACATCGACGAATGGCCATGTGAGATCTTCATCATCTGAATAGCACAAGCACTTGCACCACATATCAGATTGTCGACAATAATCACACAACCATCCCGAGGTATCCACCTCTACAGATTTTCGGCTCTGTTGCCCTCGTTGTTTTACTATCAATACAATTATTATTACAATTATTAACACAATTTCTTACTTGTACATGTTCCTGCGTTATTAACATGTATGCAGCACATTTTATGCGCAAATCAGATATCTATTCTGATACGCAAGTACAAGTTGTCAAGCCTAATGTATACATATAAACATGCAAAATATACAAAACACTGGTAACCAATAACAACAAGGTCCTACTTTTACCCTCTTCGGCTTTTGCCTAGAGACCGCCGGACATCGCGGGTCATTTGCTCATGAATTTTCCACATGCCAGTTATGTCAAAAATATAACTTACGCACTGGCAATAAAGTGGAACCATGAAGTACTGCGCACAAATATCATAATACTGACAAGCCAATACAATATGGAATTTTGGTCCAATAACCAAGGCTAAGAAATAAACCCAGCCACGAGTTGGAAAACCAAACTTCCATGATACCTTCCTGTTAGTGATCAAGAAAATGCACACAAAAATGTGAACTAGTGATACATACCTAGCCACATGTTCCCACCAGAAATGAATATCATAAGCACTCCCCCTACAAGGTTGTTCTTCATTCAATGGTGGTTCAATGCCGCACTGATTGTCCAGTTTGGCGATGAGAGGTACATTGTAAGTCTCACAAAACCTGTCAACACACTCTTCGTATGTGACATCTAATTGTGTACACCCGTGTGCGATACCTGCTCTTTCAGCAATTTCCTTCATTTGAGCTCTACGAAGCTCATATTTATCCTTCCCATGTGCAAACCACTCTCGAAGGGCCCCATCTATGTTACTAATACACTGTTCCTCATTAGAAACAGCCTTAGATCGCAACACAGAATGAAGGCTCTTAAAGATAGACATTTCATCTAATGCACCCATGATCAAACCAGTTTCCGGATTAACGACATTCTTACGCTTCAACAAATCAGCGTCTTCATCTGTCATATATTCCGTAGGCTCTGACTCCTTATCAGGCATGGTGAATTTCATGTCTCTATCAGCCAAAAACTTAGCTACAGAGATATGATTAAATTCATCCCATCCCTCCTTAACGGAACTCTTTGCATCATCACCATATGTAATCAATGAACACACACTTTTAAAATCTGTTAGATCTTTTCGATCCTTGCAGATATGAAAGTATGCACATCGAAACAACAGTGAATTAACAATGGAGTTGATATAGACAGTCAAATTTTGACCCGAAGGATTTGATCCAACATGTTGAATGTAATCACCATTGTAAGCCATCAGCGGTTGACAAATATCAGACGCTAACCCTTCCATGATGCATACATCGTCATCGGTATAATTACCACTCTCACGAGCAAGATCAATTAAGATCCGGAAAGCAGCATACATCAACTGACTAGACATGCGTAGATCATATTTGCTGTAATCACCTGCGAGTATACGGTTCGACCCGTACTTTCTTACCTCACGTGCAAGCTGATCCCATTCGGGACCTTGCGCGTTGATACCCACTGCACACTCAGATACAATTGGGTATATAGATAAAACTCGCACAATTGGCAAGAAATACATCCGAATACCAAGCTGCAACGTCAATGGTGCAGCCTGGAAAACTCTGACTTTATCCTTATTCAAGTCTGTGGGCTCGTCCTTCAACGATGCCTTGAATATGGCGTAAGCTCGTTTTCCAGCACGATAAAGATCGCACATGGAATCGAACTCCTTCCAAAACATTTCATCTAGCTCCCGAGGGAACTGATGTTCTGGATGGTCTTTCGGATCCAAATCAACAATATATTCTGACTTAGGACCAGTCAAAGGATATCCCACGACTGTCTTCATAGACATTGCATCTACAAAGCGAACTCCATCACGGCCACATATTGTTTCCATTCTGGTCAATTTTGTCATACCTTTACGAACATACTCACTCTGACGAACGAGTTTGATCAGAGGCAATTTGTAATCAACGACTGATCGTTGCAACAAATATCCTTCCATTCCCACGGAAGGTCGACAAGATTGTTCCAAGGAGACTTGCCAGGGTCTCCAGGACGGTCGATTAAATTTCGGCTTGCCCCATTTCTGGGGCACACCACACACCTCCTCGACCAGAGGTGAGATTTTTGTTGGTACAACTTCCGAATGATACTTTGTTCTGCCATTAACAGAACCAAAAATATCAATGTTGTTATCAACAGGCAAATAACGCGTGGGACTCTTCCAATGAACAGCAGGACCCTCATAAAAAGTCTTACCAAATTGTTCCTTCAAAACAGTTCCTTGACTCTTAGCAACAAGTACACCCTCCCTTTTACGGAGATTAAGCTCTGCTGCTTCAAGCATTCTACGCGTGATTGCACCTGCGCCACCTCGGCGTCCACTTCCGCCAAGATGAAATCCAACAATATGTTTTCTAACAGAATCAGAAACCCAAGTCCCCATACACAATCCCTTAAACGTTTCTGTTTCCAACACATAATTGTAACCAGAAAAGTCAGAGGCATGTGTACGAACAATACCTGGATTCAAACGAGCTCTGAATTCATGTCTATCACCATCACGTGACTTCCAAATCATCGTAGCGATGACAGATCGGTACTCTTCCTCCGCAAAATATGGTGTCATGTCCTTAACACTCCACGTGTTAGGAATCCAAACGGCAACAAAATCGGTATTAGGCAATTTGTACGCAAAATTGCGACTTAAATTAGCCTTGAAAGATGCTCCGTTTGTTCCAACAGCCTTGCGGTAAAACGTACCAACAACTTCGTCAGTCTTCCACATATGATCAGGAATAAGTGCTAAATTGGACTTCCAGAAAAAAGCATCACAAAATGTGCGCTTTCCATCAACGTCCAACTCAAGATAATGCAAATTCTTAAAAACACAATCATGCACTTGCTCCGCAGTACTGGTTAGGACCTTCTGGTCTGCATGAGGAATAGTAACCTCAACACCAGCCCACGGATTCTTCTCAGAATCACGCTCTTGAATATCTTCCTCAGAAGTAGGTGTCAAATTCCCTTGATTGTCAAGTGTGCGCAGCGATCGCTGCAAGCGAATTAGCATATATAAAATACCAATCGCTGAACCAGCTGCTGCAATAAAATGCACATGCTTATCACGAATCGATCTGAAAACATATGGCATAGCACCATTCATATCGCGCAAACGACGAAGTACTAATGCCTTCTCACGAACAATACGTCGCATATGCAAATACGAGCAAGTAAGGAAAAATGAAATCCCTGTTCCAGCATTCAAAAACATCAATGCGAACGATACACTACAGGCTCCAATCCAAGCCTGTGTGCTTTCCGTACAACGTGCAATAATCTCTTGTCGATTTGTGTAAGCTAACACATTATCAACAATAGAATTGTCAAAGCACGCTGCTGGAATATAATTCGTCCAGCATAACCAACGGCTGTCATACATTCTCGCTCGCTGAATATATTCACGCAAGCGCTCCATGTTGACAATACTTGACTGCTCATCAAAAACAGGATGTCCAACCAACTTCTGATCCAAATTGGATGTGGAATCAATGAAATCAGATTGCGAACCAAAATGCTCTCTGGACAATGTTCGAATATGACGACATACGTCAAACGCACGAGCATTTTCCAAAACGAGACGACGAAAATCATTACGCGAATCATCAAAAGGTTCATATACGTCGAATTCCCAACAATCTGGTATTGGAGGCACATTTGCCGCACCACCATAAAATTCCTTGACTTTCTTACTATCGAGACGACCATCCTCAGTAGCAAATTCTGGCAAAACACGCACAATCAATTGCACAGGAAAACGTCTGCAAATAGACAGAGGTTCTTGCGAATACTGTCGAGCAATTTTGGCAACAGGTACATTAGATGTACCATTGACAACCTTAGGCAAGATAGGAACTTTGCCTTTTAACTCAGCCTCTGCCATGTTGGCATATGTCGGAACATTATTCACCAATTCAATAATCTTTTCAGCTGGTGATTTCTCTACATACTTGGGCTGAGTGTTGCCAATATCATCAATATAAATCCCATTAACAAAGGACTTGTACGTTGACATGTATTTATCACTCTCTTTAAGAGTGATCAATCTCTCATCACTGGCATCAAATCCATTTGCCATAAGCGCAATGCGCATGGCGATTGAAGTAACTGATGATTTACCAACACCAGGTTTGCCTTCAATGTAACAGGCGAAAGGAGCTTCACGCATCCTTCCGTCCGTACGGAAAGCAATGAAATCAGCGCGGATTTTACGCAATTGTACCAATCGGTCAAAGAGAACTTTCTTCTCCCATGTACCAGTGGATGCTTTGTACAAATTATCCGCTTTGTCAATCAAGTCATTCAATTTCTTGTCAAAATCATTCTCGGTAATTCCTTTCTTATGCTCAAGATTTCCTGAACGCATGAATGGAGCCAAGTCCAAAATGGAAAAATAATCTTGCTCAAATTGAGCGGCTTCGTCACCAGAAAACATAAATGGTTTTAGCGAACGCTCAACAAAACACTTGTATCCTCCTTCAACGAAGTACACAAAAGTGTCAAACGCAGCTTCAACCAAATCAGTAGCATTAACATGCTTCTTATATGTTGGAATGGAAAATACTCGGATGCCATTAATATCGAATTTCAAATTGGCCAGGTCACATAGACCTAGCGCTGCAGACATACTTAGCAAGGATGATACCTTCCTGAATGCCTTATTGTTCGAAACTGTAAGCCAATCCGATTTTGTCCGCTTCAACAAGAGTAACCATTCAGGTAACTCAGTTGATGACTGATTGTCAAGAACATCTAAGTCAATTTCATGACGCAAATATTCTATTAGCTGTTTCAAAATACTGCCGGAGCAGTGAGATTTCATAAATTGAAATATAATAGCAATCGCTCCTTTGGTATCGGAGCAGCTACGCAATGCAAAAAACAATGCTAAGCTATTTTCAACTTCTGAAATTACCTTGTCTGTGTCAATTCCTGGCAAAAGATGAACAGGTCTTAGAATAGAATCTACGAGACCGGCTTGGGCGTCCAATCGTTGTTGGATTATTGCTCGTGCCTCGTCTTGTTCCTTCTTTGACATCTGTTCCTTAAGGGCCTTAGCAGCTTTCTTAGCTGCAACTTTCCTATTATTATTCTTTTTATGCCAATCATTGCGCCTTTCGCGCTTGTCATTGAAATAGACAGGTTCTTCTCCCATTTGGGATGTGAGTTTCTCGGTTTGAAATGCTTGTTTATCCTCCAAGCTAGAGTTCATACCTACGGGCATGCATGTGTTTGACCCCACAAGAAGGGCTGTCTTCCTACTATCCGCAGAGTTCGGTTGACGGGGTGTATCATTAATCATGACTACACGATGCCTGCCGAAGCAGGACTTTTGGGGCATCGCTTTCACTGATGGGGCCAGATACCTAGGCCAATGACTACGACAGTAATATAGGTACTACCTTATTTACTGAAGGCTTTGTTAAGTCAGTATGTTTTATTGCCTGGCTGTCAAGCTCAGGTTAACTTCTGCTCATTGTCGATTACAATGATTACATCTGATAGATTTTGGTGGTTCTGATGAGTAAACCACACTTAAGGTCGGATATATTTAACGTGCTTCCCAGCACAATCTCCCGAAGATCGTCGGGTACGCAAATAAAATAATCGTAAAACAAGTAAAGATACAAAAATAACTCGCAACAAGTCCAATAAGGACCTGAAACGAGATTACTTGCACTTCACAGGGGTCGCTGTAGACGACCAAATACAAACTAGAGTACGTATAAGTCCTTAAAATAAGG